TGGAAATTATTTTGCTCATATTTTACCACAAAGTAAATGCTGGTTAGTGTGGGATAAAAAAGGTAATGATAATTTCCAAAATCCGTTTGCTGATTGTGAATTAATATATACGACTTTTAACAAAGTGGTTAAAAAATATACTTTTAGGCAACAAGGATTTATAACAGATAGTAAAGACAAGCGATACCACCCGACTCAAAAACCAAGTGAGTTAATAGAAAAAATACTACAAGAATTTACCAATAAAAATGATATAATTTTAGACCCCTTTGCAGGTAGTGGAACAACAGGAATAGCTTGCATAAATACTAATCGTAATTATATCCTTATAGAAAAAGAAAAGAAATACTATGACATAATAAATGAAAGAATAGAAAACGAATTGGATAAAATAAAAATACTATTTGAGGACTAAATGGAATTAAACAAAATATACAATGCAGATTGTTTAGAGGTGCTGAAAAATATTGATACGGAAAGCGTGGATCTTGTAGTTACGGATTGCCCGTATAAACTTATTTCCGGCGGAGTAAGAACATTAATAATGGATGAAAACGGAAATGTGATTAACAAAGACTACACAAAGGCCAGCCCAAGCGGTTGTTTAGCAAGAGGGAGAAAAACGATATATTTAGGCGAAAATAAAACAATCGAGGAATGGATTGAAAAAAACGGAAATATTCCATATGCCGTAAGTAATGGCAAAATGTTTGAATTTAACGAGATTAAGTTTGAAGAATGGTTACCCGAAATATACAGAGTTCTAAAAAAGGGAACACATTGTTATATAATGATTAACGGAAGAAACTTAAAAGAGTTGCAACAAAAAGCCGAAGATGCAGGTTTCGCATATCAAAATCTTTTAATTTGGGACAAAGGCAATAGCACACCAAACAGGTATTACCTTAATGCAACTGAATTCGTGTTATTTCTTAGTAAGAGACCTGCAAAAAACATTAACAATATGGGGACAAGTAATATTCTTAGGATAAGGAATATTATTGGCAACAAAAAGCACCCAACTGAAAAACCAATCCCGCTTTTAGATGTAATGATAAAAAACAGTTCACAAAAAGGCGATATTGTTTTAGATCCTTTTTGCGGAGTCGGTTCGACGTGTTTGGCAGCCAAAAATTTAGAACGAAAATATATCGGGATAGAGATTGACCCAAAATATCATGCAATTGCGCAAGATAGAATAAATAACGAAGAGATGTTATACAACAACTTATTTGATAACTAACAGGGAGAGAAAATGAATTTTAAAGGATGGACTAAAGCAAGTTTGAAAAACTTATTTGTTGCACGTGCGGAAGTTACGGCAAAAGCCCCCGAAGAGCCAAAAAAGAGACAGAGGAAACCCGCAAAAGATTACGTTGTTTTTATATCGGAGGCTTTGCATAACGCAGGGATAGAACACAAGAAAGAATATAAATTTGTAGAAGATCGCAGGTTTAGATTTGACTTGGCAATACCGAAATATCAAATTGCAATTGAATTCGAAGGTGGCATATTTTCGAACGGAAGGCATACAAGAGGCAAGGGATATGCGAGCGATTGCAAGAAATATAACCTTGCAACAATGTACGGCTGGCGGTTGCTCCGATACACAACGGAAGATACTAAAGGCAAGGATTGGGCAAAGAAAATAGTAGAAGAAATCGAACAACTAATAATTAGCAGGAAGAAATGAAAATAACACTTAAAGCATCCGAAATAAAAGACGTGCTTAATATGGCAAGCGACATTATTAACACACTTGAAAAGAATAATAATTTTCTTGAGGGAACAAAAGCGATAAAATTCGCAATAAACAAAGATAAAAGTTTTATCGAAATAACCAATTATGTAAACACTTTGCAGTACAAAATTAATCCGATAAGTTACGATGAAGAAGGAACTTATTTTTTTAGAACGTACAAATTTAGCGAAATCATAAAGACGATAAATTTAGAAGAGATTGAGATAAATATCAAGCCCGAATCGGAAATTGCATTAATTAAAACAGGTAAGGGAGCGTTTAAAGTTCCAATGGGTGTAGACCCATTAATGCCCGATACAGGCGAATTCGAAGTAATGGCGGAAATAAACGTTAATGATTTTGTAAAGCAGGCAAGCAAGGTTATGTTCACGATAGTTGAATCGGTCAGTAATTCAACAGCAGGATTGAATATCGAAATAAGCGAGACCGGGAATATTGCATTTGCAGGCACAGACGGCTATTTAATTGCAAGAACAACAAGCAAGCAAGGAAAAGCAACAGAGGGGGATATCCGTATCGCAAAGGAAGGATTAAACACACTTAGAAAATTAAAAGGGAACGCCGGGACGCTTGAAAGGACAGCTTCAAGAATAGCCATAAGAACCGATTTATTCACGTTTATAACGGCACAAGTAGCCGGGAAATACGTTAACTACAAGAATGTTATCGGGACTGAAACAGTAAACAGTTTGAAAATTGACAGACGTAATTTTGCCGACATCCTTAATATGGCTGCTCCGCTTGCAGGTGAAATAACTAAAGATAGGAAAATCGAAGTTGACTTTGCGGCGGGAAGTGGCAGAATGAAAATCGCCGCAGATGACAACCCGATTGGTAAAGCCGAACTGTTCATAACGGTGCAAGATCCGAAAAACAAAAATATCGGTTATAAAGCAAGATTACATATGGGAAGGTTACAGGCAATAATGAAAAATATTGAAACCGACAACATAATATTTAGTTATGGCGAAAACAAAGGATTATATATAAATCCCGAAGGGAGCGAAGATTTATTTTTTATGATGCCGATGAGAAAATAAAAAAAAATAGCAATAGAAAAAAACAAAATAAAATAAATTAAGTAACAAAACAGAAAGAAAATGAAATATCGAGACGTTGAAATAGAAAACATATTTGAAGATGATAGTTTTTTGGCTGAATTATGCAATAACTTCTTCATTGCGGTGGCGGAACTCAATAAACAAGGGTATCCGGTACACGAAGTAAACCTAATAAAATTCTTCGCTAAAGATTTTAGCATGGAACTTACAAGCGAAGAGATGTCCGAACTGAAAGATTTTTGTGACCATGATTACTTAGATTTTTCGCAAGACCTTTTAGACAAGGAAAGAGATAAATATTTTAACATAGGATATTAGAAATGGGAAACGAAGATAAAAGGAAAGAGCAAGAGATAATCGAGAAGAATATTCTTAACGATAGATACTTACAAGACAGTATCCGGGATTTGCAAGAAAGCGAAAAAATTACAAAAGACCTAAATTCGGAATTATTAGGGATTCTCGAAGAGATGGAGGGGAGCTATTACGACACATCCGAAGGGAACAAATACCGAAATTTTGAGACACAGGACATACCTTATAGAGTGCTTAGACGCATTGGAGATACAGAGCCTGCTCGGTTAATCAAGAACAAGAGAAGGCTTGATTTAAGTCAATACTCAAGAGTTCCAAGAGCGGACGGAGTACAAAGGGGAACCAAACTCGTGTTTAATAATGCCGATTATAACCCAAGCAAGGAAGAAAAAGCGATTCTTAAGAATTGGGAAAAGATATTAGTCGATAATTTTTTCTTTTCTGCAATGGACGACCAGCCAAGTTTTTCAAAATTTCTTGGCGCGGCTTATGAAGATTGGTTTGACATGGACGATATTACCGTAGAGTATAGAAGAGACGGTTTGGGGAGGTTATTAAGCATCCACTTACAAGACCCAATGCTATATAAGCCCGTGATTAAACAGTCAAGAATGCGAAGTATATACGACAGACACGACGCAATTATTGAAGATTACTTAAAAGATTATTCATTAATGTATGAGGGCGAGAAGAAATTAGATGAGGATATAGAACCCGATTACTTGTTAATTTACCAAAACAGGCGCATTGCAGGGGTAACGAGTGATGTTTTACGCAAATATCATATGTTCACACGAACAAATTTTAGAACAGCTAAAAGAGGCTATAGCGTAGTTGAGCAAGGCATGAACATGGTCAGTTACATTATGGGTGCATTAAAAATGAATGCAAGCAACTTTTCAAACAATAGACTGCCGGACGGTTTACTTGCATTTACTAAAGGCGGTGCAGGAACATTACAACTTGAAAAATTGAAAAAAGTTCTAACCGCATACATGAGCGGATCCAATAATAGAAACCGTTTCCCTATGATTAGTTTAATGGGAGAAGGAGACGCAAAATGGATTAGTACAAGGTCGAGCAGTAAGGATATGGAATATCATTTATGGGTGACGTTACTGTTTTCTATTTGGTGTCAATTAAGCGGAACAGACCCAAAGGAAGTTAGCTTAGGTTCACACTCCGAAGCCGTAGGGAAAGACAGTTTATTTAAGGAAAGTAGCGATGGGATAATCAAGGAAAGCAGGGATATCGGAGCAAAAAATTTCTTAAACTTCATTTCGGACAGTTTAAATACGCCCGATAAAAAAGGCACAAACATATTCCAAGAAGTAACCGGTTTAGATGTCAGACTTGATTTTATAGGATTTGAATTCGAGGATAAGAAGAACAGAATGGAAATAACACAAAAAGAGCTACAGACAAACAAAACATTAAACGAACTTTTAGCAAACGAAGATAAAGAAGAATTCGAGTTAAAAATTGGAGATGTTAATATTTACGATGTCCCCGCAATCCAAAATCCGCAAATATTTCAAGCCGTAATGTTTAAGGCCCAAATGGAAATGCAACAAAAACAACAACAGCAACAAATGCAACAGCAAGGAGGCGATCCGTCAATGCAGGGAGCAGAAGGACAGCCACCGACAGAAGAAGGACAAGAACAACAGTATACCGAAGCAGACAGACAACTCCTGCAAGAATTCGGAGACCAACAAGAAGAACAAACCAACGAGGAAGAAAATGCAAATTGAGTTATCGGAAACACAGTTTACACAGGTGCTTGATACGATTATCAGAATAAAATCAGAACAGAAACCAACGGTATATTATAACAATTGTACATTTAGCAATCCTTTAACCTTAACCGAAGATGTTAACCAACAACAAGGCGAAGAAAGCAAAACCGAAGAATCGGAACTTATTAAATTTGTTGAAGAAAAAACAGGTTACGAACCGGGACAAATTAAATGGATAATTGACACGGCAAACGAATTTTACGCAAATAGAGGCTAAAATGTTATTAGGAATAGACGGAAAGATATTGCATTTAAAGGAACTTGGATTTATTGAAAGTTCCTTATTCAACACAACGCTAAATCCCGACAAATTTTATTCGGATATGAAAGAGTTTATGGAAACCGAAAAAATAGGAAGAAAATTATTTGTCAGTCCCGAAGAACTTAGGGCTATGGACGATTTTGTCAATGATTATTTTGCTGTTTTGACAGATGATTTTAGAACGGCGATGTTACGCTCCTATATAGTCGGAAGAATGTTGTCAATTAGCGACAAACAAGCTACAATCTTTAATCTTGGCGAAATAAATAAATTGCCGAAAATGTTAAAAGATATGGCACAAGAATTTGGATTAAGCACGCAGGAAGTTAAAGCAATAGAGGCGACAATGGAGAACGGAGCGAGCTTATTAACAAACACAACGGCAAGCACAATACAAACGGTTAGAAATGCCGTTATTGAGAGCATTAAGAGGGGTGAAGGTGCAAGCGGCACTAACAAAAGGTTGCAAGAAGCTATTACAGGCGATATTGGAGAGATTAACAGAGATTGGCAAAGAGTCGCCATAACAGAAGTTAACACCGCTTTTACAAACGGCTATTTGTCTAAAATTTCCGCAAACGAATTTGTAGTCGGTTTAAGTATGCCCGATGCTTGCGAGCATTGTGTAGAGCTAATACACGGTAAAATTTATAAAATGAGGAAAGACACTCCGCCTGACTATGCAACTTTACAAGGCGAAGAAAGAGAAGAATGGGAAAAAGTTTGGGAAAAAGAAGTTTGGGAAGGGAAAAATAATTTTGGAAGAAGTACAAGCAAGCAAAAAAGAATAGACCCAAGAGCGGGCAACAACAAAGAAAACTTGAGAGCGAAAACTCACGAAGAGAGGAGTATGCCCGTGATCCCCATGCACCCGCGCTGCCGTTGTAAATGGCAACATTTTAATCCAAAGTTTCAATTTGTAGACGAAAAACTAAACGTAAGATTAAAGTTTGAAGATTTAGACAAATATCAAAAGTGGAAAGAAGAAAATGCAATACTGTTTGAAGAGTAAACAACAGAACTACATAAACAAATGATGAGAGAGAGATATGCAGGAAACAATAATTACAGTATCTGCCGGTACAATTGGCTTATTGTTGGCGGTCGTTGGCTATTTACTAAAGAAAAGAGACGATGATTACCAAAAGAGCGTGAGCGATATTTACGGAGCCGAAAACAAAATCGAGCAGCGAATTGAAAGAAACGAGGCGGTAATTTGGGAAGAAATCGGCTTAATGAAAGAGCAGATCAGAGGCGAGACCGAAAGAATGCACAAGATTGAAACCAATTATATATCTAAGTTCAAAGAAGTGAACGCAAATTTGAAAGCCGTTGAGACGAAAATCGACAGTTTAATGGTCGATATTAAAAAAGAGATACGCATTATTTTATTAGAAGGGTATACTCAAAAATCAGAATGTTCTTTGCATATTAAAGAAGTTAAAGAGACTATCGGAAAAGAAGTTAAAGACGCAATATTCAAAGAGATGATAAGGTAAATGGGAAGGCGAAAGTATGTCGTTGGCGATACGGTAGAAATAACATCCGGCGGACTAAAAGGGTCGATAGGTGTTATAATGCGAAATACTACAATTGTTGAGACTGATATAATCAGAGATATCCAGAAAAATATAGTCGGATATATCGTTAAAATACAGTCTAAGAAGGAAGAAATATTAAAAGCATTCAAAGAAAGTGACGTTATAGGAGTTGAAAAATAAGATGATTATATACAAAACACCCGATTATCATGGCAACCTAAATACAAAAGAAGTTGAAGGTAGTTTTTTAGTGACTAAAAGCCATGATGGAAGAACGCTCGCAATACAAGAAATTGACTTAGTTAAGGCAGGTCAAAAAACCAAGTGGGGTGAAGTTGTAAAAATTGACGATAGTTTTGTATATTTTGACACCGGGAAAAAGACAACCAAAGAAAGAATAAACACTAAACTCATAAAAAGCCACATCCCGAAAATTGCAACTGAAGATATAGAAGGAACGTATTTAACACCGTACGGCGCAAAAGTGAATTTAGAAAACAATACGGCTGACATTAGAACCGTAATAACCAATCCCGATTCAATCGTTGCGAATAGAAAAGAAGTTATATTAAGCAAAGGTCAATACTCCGTTTTCCTGTCAAAAAAGCTAAGTAATGCAATCGTGAAAAGCATAGAGATTATTAAGAAAGAAGAAGTAGAAGAAGAAAAGATTGAGGAAGTTGTAAAGATAAAAGCAGACCCAAAGGCAAAGGTAAACGTTTTTGGCAAAGGTCTTAACCTTAATTTTGCAACCAATCTGTTTAATAAGACACCGAAAGTAGAATCCGAACAAAAGATAAATACGGGTGTAAATTGGAACCAAAAAGGGGGCGAAAAACCCGGTCATAAATACATACAGAGGAAACCAAACAAAACAGGTGACGGCTATATATATTTGTACGAACTACCGAACGGGAAAAAACAATGGCAAGACGAGGACGGGAAAGAAGTAGACGAAAAAGACACCGACACAGGCGGAACAGAAAAGGCATTCTTAGACTTAAATAATTTCCCAAAGATTGAGCAAGGCGATTTTATTTCATATGCCGGGAAAACTGCCGAAGTACTAAAAACATCGGATCATTTTGTTGCGGTAAACATTGAAGGGAAATCCGAAATAATTAACAAATGGGAATATTTGGACAGAACAACAAATTGGAATGTATATAAGGAAGGCGAGGAGATAAGCCACAATAACGAGAAAAAGAAAATTATTCAAAAAGCAGATAATGTAATGATTGTGGAAGGAAAAGACGGAGCAAAGCACGTAATAGAAAGACCGCAACCAATCCAAAAAACCGAAGCAACACAGAGCGTCCCGTTAAAACCACATTATTCGGAGACAGAGAAATACAATGAATTCCAAAAATATTCTAATACAGGCGGAATGGGTGTAGTAAGTGACTTGGTTACGGTTAAATATGCAAAGTTAGGAGATACACAACATAAAATAGTTTGGAGTTACGATCCTGAAACCGAATTAATTGATTCAACGATTAACGGAGAAAATTTAACAGTTAATTACGGCGGTAAGGAATATAACGTTATGGACGTAATCGACAACGGGGAAACCTATATAGTTACGGAAGCAGAAACTGACGAATGGAAAAAATTACCTGTTAGATTGCTTAGCGAGGTACAAGAAGATGAGACACAGATAGAGGAAGATGGATTCCGTGACTATGCAACGACAAGCCCAAGATATAGCAGAGTTTTGCCCGAAACACAAGATAAAGAGCAAAATGTAAAACCCAAGCAAGACGAAGAATATAGTTTGTTTGATGATTTATTTGGCGACGAACCAAATAACGACAATAAACAAGACGAACAAGAAAGTTTGCTCGGAAACGAAGAAAAACCGGCAGACGAACCAAAAACTTGGCAGGAAAAACTTGATTTTGACCCAAAAGAAATTGACAGGAAGGTTGCGATTAATAGAGGCGATGAGCAACATATAACATTCCATAAGAAAGACGGCACAAAATCCGAAGGTGTATTCAGTCGACAGGAAGAAAACGAAATAACTGACTATATTCACAAAATGAAAATGAATGAATTCATTAACGAGAAAGTAGTCAAGAGACCAAGTACCCAAAGAACAGAACAGGGAACAACTGAAAAACCGAAATCAAAAAGAGCTTTAGCCCAAGAAGAGAAAGCAAGAAAGTTAGAAGAAGATAATAGAATTAAAGAAGAAAATGCGAAACAGAAAGAGGAAATACAAAGAAAGAGGGAAAAACAACTAAATAGTCAAGAATACAAGGATTGGCAAAAAGAATTAAGCAAACATTGGGGAGACGAATTCAAGATACAAAACAATCCTTTTTTTGCAACAACCGAAGCAGAAATTGACGGAATGAAATTTAAATTTACAAGGAAATTTGGCGAATCCGAAGTAAAAGTTGAAGGTGCTTTTGATACGGTTGATTTTCGCGGGAAAGAAAGGAAAATAACCAATATAAAATCTAATAGGTTTGGCAACGATAGTACCGTTGAACAAGAGACCAAAGACAGAGATACTTACATCGTTATGGACGGCAATGAGCTTGTAAGCGTACACCAATTAAAAGAAGAGAACGGCAAAAACATTTTTAGAAGTACAAAAAACAGAGGATTGCAAAGCAATAAAGGCATCCAAAAAGCATTGATACAACAAGAGCCGTATAACGTGATATACGAAGTAATAGAAGCCGAAGATTTAAGAACAAGCCACATAAGATCGGGCGGTGGTTTTATGAAAGACCCAACATACAACTTGCCACAAAACAGAACATATAAAGAGTCATCCGACATGGCAAAGGTTGAAAAGATAGCTACAGCACCAATATTTGACCTTTTAAGCGAAAATCCAAGCGTAATAGACGGAGCGCCGACAGTCACAGAGGATTACCAAGCGGTTGCGGGGAACGGCAGAGGAATGGGGATTAAAGCAGGTTACGAGATTAACGACAGCTACAAATATAAAGACGACCTTATTAAGAATGCCGAGAAACTTGGATTTAACGGCGAAGAAATAAGTAAAATGAAAAAACCTGTACTTGTAAGAAAATTTGTTGGCGTAACTAATGAAGAAGCTGCAGGACTTGCAGGAAAAACAAACACGTCAAACATGGCGGAGCAAACACCTTTTGAGAAAGCAAGCGCAAAAGTTAACAGTATGAAACCTAACATCCGGAATGCGGTTGTTGAAAGAATAAACGGCACAATCGGCAACATGATTGAGAACGGCGAGAAGATGAGTATTGACAGGCTTTTAAGGGCAACAGTCAAGAATAAAGGAGTTGACGCACCGCTTGCGCAAGCCATTGGAGAAACATTATTTAGTGGAGGCACGATAAGCGAAAACGAAAAAACGGCATTTGTTAACGCAAGCGGAGACTACAACCCCGACGCTTTGAAAGATATAGTATTAAATTTGGCTTTAGGATCGGCGGCGGAACATTATAGCAGTTTGCCAAAATCCACACAGGAAAATGTAAATAAAATATCTCCTTATATGATAACGATTAACCATAATGGACATAAAGCGGTCACAGAATCGTTTACCAATGCGGTAAAGATAACGGCTGAATACGAAAGAACCGGGACGTCCGGCGAGAGCTTTGAGGACTGGCTGGGACGTAGAGAGGTGAGTTTTGAATCTCCGTTAAAAGCAAGTAAAGGCGATATAGCTATGGCAGACGTTATGCTAAAAAACGGCGTGAACGACATGAGAGAGAAGTTCAACAATTATATTGTATCTTCAATCGAGGGCGGAAATTTCTTTACCGAACAGATGGAAGAGGGAGAGGCATTTGAACATTATTTTGTAAAAGACAGCGAGATAGCATCAAAGTTCCCCGATGGCATAAACGCAAAGGCGGAAAAAAGCGTGTTTACAAAAATATTTGATTTCTTTAGAAACTTAACATAAATAAGTAGTTGTTTTTTTTATTTAATTTAGTTAAATTTATCATAACGATTAATAATTATGGTAAACTTCAATGCTAAAGATAAAATACAAAATACGATACTACCGAAATAAGATATTAATATTTTTAGGGTACTGTCCGCATTGCTATTCAAAGTTAAACTTCACACCAAAAGGTAAACCGATATGCCCAAACGGGCACTATAACTGAAAAGGCGACAATGGAAACCAACACAATTTTATATGTTCTATTATCCCTGTCAGTTGCTGAAATTATTCTAATTCTAAACATTCCAACAAAAGATAAGAGGAAATAAGATGAACAAATTTTTCTCTATGTTTAGCGGAATAGGTGGTTTCGAGAAAGGAATAGAAGATTCAAAAGTTAATTGGCAAAGCGTGGGATATTGCGAAATTGATAAATACGCAAGCGCTATTTACAAATATCATTACAAGGAGCAAAAGAATTATGGAGATGTTAGAACAGTTATTCCCGGAGACATTCCGAAGTTTAACATCCTTGTTGGAGGATTCCCTTGTCAATCTTTTAGCATTGCAGGAAAAAGACAAGGATTTGGAGACACCAGAGGCACTCTTTTCTTTGAAATTGCTCGGATTCTGTCCAACAAAAGACCGGAATATTTTTTACTCGAAAATGTTAAGGGCATACTTGGTCACGATGGCGGGCAAACTCTCGAAACAATATTTAGGATTCTCTCCGACCTTGATTACAACACTCAACTCTTGGTTCTTAACTCGAAAGATTTCGGGGTTCCGCAGAATAGAGAAAGGGTATTCTTTATCGGAAATCTTAGAGGGTCAAGTAGACCAAAAATATTTTATATCGAAGAAAGTAAAAATAATGATGGAAAAATTCAAAGACTTACAACAAATACCATTACATCAAGAAGTCAAAACGCAAAAACAACAGGGACGTACGTTATTGAAAATAAACAGTTTCGCAGTAAGATTAAAAAAATCGGACGAATAAACGAAAACGGTCACAACAGTATTTGGGGGCGTGTATACGATACTAAAGGCATAACGCCAACGCTCAATGCAAACGGCGGAGGTTACGGAGCTAAAACAGGTTTGTACGCATTCGATAAAGTTAAGGGTAAAATGGCAAATGTGATTTATGATGAGACAGGAATAGCGCCAACGTTATGTTCTGTTTGCGAAGGAGGAGGATATAAATCCGACTATTATGCCGTAGGGCATACACGTGACAATAAAGGCAAAGTAACAAACTACCATAAAAAAGAAACTTTCCAAGCATTAAACACAACATCAGGTTCAAGCAGTAACACGAGTGATTTCGTATTACAAGACAAACTAATAAGGCGCTTAACCGAGATTGAATGCGAGCGATTGCAAGGTTTCCCGGATAATTGGACGAAATTTGGATTATTCGGTGACGAAATAAAGGAAATAAGCGGAACACAAAGATATAAATGTATTGGTAATGCGGTAACAACATCAGTTATTAGCTATTTAGTAAAAATCATAGATGAAGCAATAAATGGAAACAGATAAAATATACTTAGGAAATAGTTTAGAAGTACTAAAAGGTTTCCCTAACAATTCGGTTGATTGTATTGTCACAAGCCCACCGTATTATAAGTTACGTAAATATAGTGGCATACCAAACTATGTATGGGGAGGTGACGAAAATTGCGAACATGATTTTACAACGGTTCCCGTAACAATAAATAACAGAAACGGATTAAGCAGTAATGCATTAAAACACGACAACTATAGAGAACATACGAATATAGATAAAACAGAATCGGAAATGTGTGTTAAGTGCGGATCTTGGAAAGGTCAATTAGGCAACGAGCCAACGCATAAAATGTTTATAGATAATTTGATGTCGATAACCGAACAGTTAAAAAGGGTGCTAAAACCGACAGGCTCAATGTGGATTAATTTGGGCGATACATATAATACCAACAAACATCTGCCAAGAAAAACGTTAATGATGATTCCGCAAAGATATGCGATTAGGTGCATTGACGATCTTAGATTGATACTAAGAAACGATGTAATTTGGGCAAAACCAAATGGACTGCCGGAAAGCGTTAAAGATAGGTATGCGAAAAAACATGAACATTTTTTATTCTTTACTAAGCAAGAAGATTATTACTTTGATTTAGACAGCGTACGAGTGCCATATCAAGACAGCACCTTTGCAAGGAAAAAATATGGGCAAAATAGTAGTAAATATGCAAATACAGCAACTCACGAGGGAGGTATGGGCAGTTCCATGAAGAAAGTTATTGAGACAGGCAAAACATGGGAAGAAATAAGCCCAACGAATCCGCTTGGTAAAAATCCGGGTGATTTTTGGCTTATTACGACAAAACCAAGCAATAGTAACCATTATGCGAGTTATAATGATGAGTTAATAGACAATCCAATTAAAGGTAGCTGTCCTTTAGGCGGAATAGTCTTAGACCCATTTGCAGGCACAGGCACAACACTAATAAGAAGTGTTCAACTTGGAAGAAAATATATCGGAATTGAGGGAAGCACGGAATATTATGCAATCGCAATTAACAGAATAGAAAAAGAAACCGAACAATATAGGTTGCAATATGAGCTTTAGCAAAGAAGATGATAAACTATTAACGGATTTAGTACATCAATACTACCTTACAAGACCGGGAAAACGTGATAGCATAATTGAAGATAGAGTATTCTACAAATACTTAACCAAACAAGGTATTGTTAGACAGTTCCCCTTGCAACATATGTTTAGAGTTGCAGCCGTAGAAAAACTCAAAGAAGATCCGAGCAAAATAAGAGAAATAGCGGAGAAATTAGACGTAAGCGAAGTTAGCTTATATACATACCTTAAAAAGGATATTGGAAGAAAAAAAACCGATAAAGATACTTATTACTATGCAATTGCAAGATATGTAAACAAGGAAACGGCGGAATTTTGCAATATTGGTGTTATCGTTGTTAGCGGGAGCGAGACAAAAATAGTAAGCAGATTTGCCGACAGCATAGAGAGATTAATAACTTTTTTTGATGCCGGAAGCGACAGGGCTTTAATTAAAACAGAATTAAAAGCAATTGAAGAAGAGATTCAAAGATATTTCAAAATGGACGATACTATCGGAGAAAGCGGTTATAAGTACCTTTGCAACCTTGTTTACCATATAAAAAAACACCCAATGATTAATTCTAAAAGCTACACCTTTAATAAAATTTACAAATATACATTTGTTAATCATACAGATATCGAAGAGTTTAAGGAATCGTTATATAAAAAATACATTAAAGAATAGGAGAAGTAAATGGAAATGGAACAGACCGTAAAATGCCATAATAAGTTTAGTCATATTGTTTTAGTTGGCTTTTATCTCAATGAGGATATTCTAAACGAGCAAGACGAAAAAAAGAAAAAAGAACTGATAGACAATTATGTTAAAAACAAGGCAACGGCAGGACGTGCGCAATTATTTGACTTGGCAAGAGAGAAAGATTTTGTCGCAGATATAAAAATTTCAGATAATTATAAGTATTGTATGAGGATTAAAACCGGGCATTTTGGGATTACTGTTAACCTAAGTGACTTTGGCAAAGATATAAAATTAGTACCAAAAGAAGAGTCTGTTGAGGCTGAAGTATGAGCGAAGCCCAAAAAGAAAAGGTTGTAAAAATAATTAGTGCATTAAACGAAACTAAAAGCATCCTTGCACAATACGACATTATTATAAATGCCATAAAATCGACAATGAAAAAAATGGAATATGCCGACAGAGAATATAACACGTCCGGAATAGAAAAAGCAGAACGCAAACTTCAAGAAGATACTGCGAAACTTAAGAATATCATTGAAAACGAAAACGATAAATTAAACAAGGTGCTTAAATGATTAAGGAACATAATACGCAAAAAGTTCTAAAAGATGGCTTTGTAAGATTGGTTGACGTTATGGGAGATGATAGTTCTATTGTACAAGCCGCACGAATATCTTACGGAAAAGGCACAAAAACACCGAGCGAAGATGAACAACTAATCCGGTATTTGATGAAACACGAGCATTTAACACCTTTTGAAATGGCGGAAATGAAATTCCATATACGGTTGCCAATGGATATAATGAGACAGCTGGTAAGACATAGGACTGCCAATATTAACGAGTATTCAACAAGATATTCGGAAGCAATAGAAAGTTACAACAGTACCGACATCTCCGAATGGAGAAAGCAATCCAAGGAGAACAAACAAGGAAGCGAAAACGGAAATAGTATTGAGGAAAGTAAACGAGAAATATTTACCTTTCAAGAAATTTTGGTATGTAATCAAGTTAATGATTTTTACAAAGAACTTTTAGCCGAAGGCATTGCAAGAGAACAAGCAAGAAAAGTACTTCAACTTGGCAATTATACCGAGATATATTGGAAAAACGATTTGCGGAATATATTCGGATTTCTAAAACTAAGGCTTGACAGATCGGCACAATACGAAATTAGGGAATTCGCAAAAGCAATTGCGGAAAAAGTTAAAGAATATTTCCCTATTGCTTATAGTGCTTTTGAAGAGTTTAATTTGTATTCGGTTAAGTTAAGCCGAAGCAAGGTAGAAATGTTAAAAACTTTACTTACTGAAAACGGCATCCTAAATAATAGCCTATACAGAAAATTAGGTTTAGAGGAAACAGAATGGACTTAAAATTATATTCGCAAAAAGCATATAAAAATGCACAAGAAAAGGGGTTTAACAGAGATATAGAGTTATTAAGGACGATGATGAACGATTTTGAATCAAAAGATTACAAATTACTTAAAAACAACATGATTTCCACAAGATTAATGTTAGCCGTTTCCGAGTTGGGCGAGGCAATGGAAGCATTAAGGGAAAATAATCATTCAACAAGTGTTGATTTAGATTTTTGCGCCGTTATGCCGGAACATTTTGAAGAAATAATCAAAGACACCTTTGAAGATGAAATCACGGACGCTTTTATTGTTTTATTCGGACTATGCAAGATATGTAATATAGACATCCAAAGATATATTGACCAAAAAATGAAGTACAACGAGGGAAGAGAAATTTTACACGGAAAGGAGTTTTAACAATGGAAGATATGGCATTAGATATAACGATAAAATTAAGAACGATTTTTGTATACTGTGATATTGTTTTTTATTCTGATTTTACAGAATTGGATATTTTTACAGTATCAACAAATAAAGATGATATATTAAAATTATTAGATTTAGAATTTGTAAAAGATTTTAGCATATTTCATAATTACTACGACCATCATTATAGTTTGGCTATTCATATAATATTAGAAAAGGAATAATAAAATGAGCAAACTAACAAAACAACAAATATTCAAAATGATTATTGAAAATATTGGGGATGATGGCAAACATTGTAAATATGATTGTAATTATTTGAATACGGCAGGCTTTTGTACATTAATCGGAAGAGAAATGCCTGAGTTTGATACGGTTTGGGGAAAACGGAGTAAATTATTAAGAACAAAAACGTGCTTAATATTAAAACCTGTTGAGGAAACAAAATGAATATAAAACAGAAAATTTACTCCGACTTAAAAAAATATGAGGAAGAGTTTAAACAGTCTGGTGACGATATGTCACGGAGCTTCTGCATGGGGGCTATAACGGCATTACAAACGGTTTTGCTGGCAATCAATAATTCGGAAATTCCGAATTTGTCGAACTATTCCAAAATATCGAATAGTTGCAACTATCCGAAAATTACGGATAGTTCAGACAGCGATAAAAAAATAGAGAAAATAAAATGAAAAGAAAAATAATTATAACTTACGATGACTCAGAATTAAAAGATTATGAAGTAATGACGTATGCTTTAAATGTTGTTGCTGATGGAAAAATATCAACAGATACAGAGGGTACAGAGCATTATTCTTGGGTAACTGGATTTAGCGGGAAAATTCAAGTATATACTCAGAATAAAAGAAAAAATAATTACGCAGATTCACTTATTGTAAGGAAAATAAAATGAAAGAATATAAAATTAAATTAGTATTTGATTATAAGTTTTCAGTTGAAGCCGATAACGTAGATGAAGCTATAGAAGTTATATCAAACGCATTAAATAGTTCAGGTATACCTGATATTTTAGGGAATTTTGAAGTATATGCAGAACAAACTATAGAAACACCGATCATAGAAGAACCAGATCATATTGTTGACGTCAACGAAAAAGTAGCAAAATGAATATAGGATTTGATTACGATGGAACTTTAACAAATCCGGCAATCAAGAATTTATTTGATATTTTACATCCGTGGGCTAATATTCCTAATGCAGAATACGAATTATATATTGTCTCCAATAATTCAAGAGTCCACAGCCTTGTGTCAAATGTAGACCAAATAGGCGGTGTAAAACTTATTTATACCCAAAATAAAGCTAAAACAATTAATTCAGAAAAGATAGATTTGTACTTTGAAGATAATCTTTTAGAAGCCAAGCTAATCGAAGAACAATGCCCAAATACAAAGGTAATCTTAGTCGATTTATCTTTGATAAACGTTACAAAATCCCCGTCCGGAATAGTTACATTATAAACTTAAAAAAAACAACTTAAGAATATCCAAAAGTTCGACATTTTTACATTAAAATTGTAAGAATGGAGAACCTTTGTTTAATCAAACAGATACATTTAGTTTTTTCGCTCCTGCGTATTTAGAAAAAAGTTCTAAAACGAGTGCAAAAGGCAAGGACGTTACCTTTACGGTTGGTGGAGTAATTTCCACACAAGACAAAGATACAGACGGTGAAATAGTCAAAGGGCTTGATATAGATACTTATTTTACCGGCGGTTGGGGAAAAATCAAATACGAACACAACCTTTATAAAGAACCCGATTGTTTTATTGGTTACCCGAAAGAGGTAATTAAGAAAGGCAAAGATGTTCATTTTGTAGGCGAGCTTATTGCATTCGACCCCGAAGCTAAAGACGAAAATTTAACACAGCAACAAAGGCTTGCAAAAAGCACGGTTGCATTCTTAAGGCATATCGAAGACCACAACAAACAACATCCGAACAACCCACAAAAAGCAGGTTGGAGTATTGAAGGGAAAATCTTAGAAAAAAGCAAAAACGTAATTACAAAAGCCCAAGTAATTAACGTAGTCTTTACTACCAAGCCCGTTAACACCCACACATACGCACAATTGATTAAATCCTTACAAGTAGGTTACGAACACGGCGGAACTAATCAAACAGGTTTCGGAGCGACAAGAGAAGAATCAATAGGAACAAAAAATAATAAAAGAGGAAACAAAATGACTAAAGAGCAATTTTATAAAAGTTGTTTAGAAAAAGGGATGAGCAGAGAAGAAGCATTAAAAGAAACCCAAAAATGGGAATCCCAAAACAGCGAAAAATTCAATAGCACATCCGAAGAAGGTGGAAACCAAGCAGGCGAAGCAAAAGAAATGTTTGGCAAAAGTATTCAAATACTGTCTAATTTCAGAGACAAAGAATACGACCCCGAAATCGCAGCAACCGAAACATTAATGCAGAAAAGCATTGAGGTTGGCGAACAAGAAGATGTGGACTTTGCAGGTTACATAACCGGAATGAAAGACCTTATTGTTGAAAACATCAAAGGAACGGCATTCGCAAACGAAAAATCAGACATTATTGCAAAAAGTTTGGCTGTCACAAACAAGGCTTTTGAAAAAGTTGCATCGGCAAATAGTGCTTTGTTAGAACAAAACGCATACTTGAAAGATGAAATCACAAGCATTAAGAAATCTCTTGAGTTAACAAACCAATTGCTTTCAAAAAGCGGTGGCATATTAACTACAAATTTAATCAACATCCCCTTTGCACAAGAGAACGGCGGGACGGAGATAAACAAGGCAAAGGCATTAGATTATCTAACAGATTTAGCGATTGAAGGTGGATTAAGCGATACCGATGTGACTAAGTATGAAAACAGCGATTATCTGTCGGAAGCCGCACAAAAAGCATTACAAAATTTAAAAAATTAAAAAAAATAAAATAAAGAGGTAGGTATGGAATCAGAAGTTGGATTCGGAGTAGACGATTTAACAATCGACAAATTAAAAGAAATGCAGAAATCTCTTGAAGTTGGTTACGCTTATGGCAGTACCGACCAAACAGGATTTGGTGCGACAAGAATTGAATCTTTAGATAAAACAATGAAAATGGCAGTTGCAAGCGAAGAAAGTATCAGATTCTTTAAGGCAATTAAAAAATCTAAAGCCATGAGTACCGTTGAAGAGTACACAAAAATGAACGAAGTTGGACAAGCCAATTTTTACGTTGAAGGTGGTTCTCCGGAAGAGTACGACGAAGATATTTCACGTGAATTGGAGAAAGTTAAATACATCGGAGCTTTAGGCAAAGTCCCGATTACCGCAACAATGGTAAAATCTGTTATTGATAACGAAGCAATGATCGTTAAAGCTAAAACTTTAGCAATCTTGAAAGAAATCAACTACAAAGTATTCTTTGGCGACAGTTCCCTTATCGGTGTGGAATTTAACGGTATTCAAAAACAGTTCTTGGACAGAGTTAAATACAAAACTCAAAACGTTATAGATTTGCGTGGCAAGTACATGACTCCCGAAATTCTTTCTAACGGTGCAATGGTTATTCAAGACAATTATGGTAATCCGTCAAACTTGAAATTTTGGGGAAGCCCGAAAAGTTTCCAAGACTATGCAAAAGGATTGATAAAATCTCGCACTTACATGGTCGGCAACAACAAAATTAACGATATTACCGTAGTTCCTAAAAAATTCAATATTGCGGAAGGTGAAGGATTGTACGAAACCGACCTTTTCTTAAGACAGAGAGGACAGCAATACCACGATAGACCACATCCGAAATTAAATTCGGCAGGTAATGCTTTTGTTGCAACAACGGCAAAAGCACCCGCAACATTAGATAGTTCGCATTGTACTGCGACACCCGCATCAGACGCAACAAGTTTATTGGTAGCAGGGACTTATGATTACGCTTTTTTACCGAGAAATAAATACGGTGTTGGCGTGCCATTCGAGATTAAAAATGTTACCGTAACCACAGGTCAAAAAGTTAATTTTGTAATTAGTGATAACAGTTCGACAGTTGGACAAGAAGCAACAGCATTCGAGATTTATCGTAAATTAAGTTCAGCTACAGCTATTACCGAGTACAGATACTTAACTTCATTCAAGACTTCAGACACAAAAGTTGATAACGGCGAATTCATACCGGGGACAACAACAGGATTCTTGTTTGATTGGAACTTTGACCAAGTATTTGAATATCGTGAATTATTATCAATGGTAAAAATGCCATTAGCACAAATTGACGATTCGAAAAGATGGATGCAAAAACATTACGGAACTCCGATTGTATTTAACCCTAACAGAATAGTTATGGTGAAAAACATTGGCGAAACCGCATGGGAATAACATCCCCCGTTAACTAAATGATAAATTATGGCGGGTATTGTAACAGATATCCGCCAATTTTTTATGGAGAAATAAAAATGTTAATCAAAAATGAAAGACTAAAATCTCAAACTTTAACCGTATCGACAGAAATATCCAAGACAAACAAAGTAGTTCTTGACGAAAACGGGATCGTTGATTTACCTGAAGAAAGTGCAAAACTTTTACTTCAAGTTCCTAACTTCGAAATAGTAAGCGAAACCGAACAAGCAATAATTGACATCGAAAAGACACTAAACTCCAACGAACAGTTAAAAGAAGAACCTAAGAAAAAGGTTAAGAAATGAGACGCTGGCTTGTATCTAAAAAGGACGCCATAACAAGCATTTTAGGCGTTGTGGGAGGCTTTTCCATTGTTACCACATTCACATTACACTTCTTTGAAATAAACGGCGTGGAGACGGTTAAGGCTTCGCTCCTGTTCGTTTTTGGATTATGTTTTGCATTAAACGGCTGGTATAGTGGCAAAAAAATTACAGACTACAGAAAATATATTAAAAAATAGAGCTATGTAATTTCTAATAAATAGTTTATTTACCGTTACAATTTTTGAGATTAATATGCAAAGAATAAAGATAGGCACATCGCAAAAAATCGTTTTTGAACAGCCACAGACACCGGAAAACAAACAGATATTTCTTTCAATATACGGCGAAAACGGTCAACCAATTAAGAACAGCAACGGAACCGAAATAATAGATTCTCCTTTGACTTACGATTCAACAGCAAAATCTTATTCTATTGAGATAACAATCGCAGAAGAAACGACAGTTCAATATATCCGATTGTATTATTCAAGCGCTGATTTTGAGATTTCAGAAGAAAACTCGCCAAAAGACGCTTATTTGTATAACAACAAAATAGTAAGACAAGAAATAGTCCCTGTTCAATATTTTATTAATTATATGTTAAATATTGACAGTAATTTAGATCCGCTTTATCGAGCAACATTGACGCAATACATTGAAAACAATCGCACAGGAATTAAAAACTACCTGTTTGCGGCACAAAGCGAGCTTGAAACAGACACGGGAATTTACTTCGAGGAAAGAACCTTAACCGAAAAGAAAGACAACAACTACGAGCAATTTAATATACATTTTTGGCAATTCGAAACAAACTATACGCCAATTAACAGTCTTGTAGGTATGAAATTAATGTTTGGAAGCACACAGATAGCCGATATTGGAACAGAACTATTTAACTTTGACCGAATAACCGGTTTAGTTGAGTTTATGCCTGTACCAAGTGGGAACAATGCCCACCTGTACAACTTATTGCTTAATAACCTTAGTGCATTCGGAGCAGGAGTAATTAACGGCGGGATTTACGGAAGAATTCCAAATATGTTTGAATATACGTATAAGACAGGATTGTTTTATGAAGGAGCAGACCCGAACGAAAAAGAAAACATTAGAACAGCCGTTTGCAGGAAAGCATTTGTAAACATTCTTAACTTTGTTGATAATGGCGGAAAGATTGGAAGTATAAGTGAAAGTTTAGACGGTGTAAGTAAAAGTATAGATTACCAAACAGGTGATTTAATTCGCAGACTAAAAGAAGATGAACATAACTTCATAAGGATTATTCAAAAACGTTACGGCAAGACCGTAGGTATGGTAGTAGTATAGGAGATATTATGAATTTAAGCCTATTTTTTGACATAATTAAAGGTAAAATTAACCTAAAGCAAATGCAAGATATGTATGGCGATAACTTATTTGCACAACCCGATTTAGTAACCGGACAAAAGAACGAAAAAGGCGAAACGCTTTTACCAAGTAAAAATGATCCAATGATAAGACGTTGGCAAAAAGAAGAGGAAGAAAAAGAACTGTCTAATAAAAATAAAAAGCAGTCTAAACCAAAATATTTCTTAGATGTATTACTTCAAGACGAAGATTGGTATAAGAAAGAGATAACAAGCAACAAACCACCGTATGAGATGACGTTAAAAGAATACTCCGATGCAGTTTACAACGGCGAAATCAATTTTAATACTTTAGGTGCGGATGAAACTCCTATTAGAAGATACGTAGATTCTTATCATGCAACCGACGATCCACAAAACAAAGCAGAAGTTAAAAAGGGTATTGATTCACGCATAGAAAGCGCGCATTTAGGGATTATCTTTGATGCTTTGATGGATAACAAAGTAATTCCGAAGAATGTAATTAAAGATTATCCGGATTATAGTGAATGGTCTAACAAAAATAAAAAGCAGTCTAAATCAGAATATCTCTTAGACGTATTACTTCAAGACGAAAATGGGCATGAGCAGGGTGAATTAAAATTCGTTGATGAAATAATAGATGGATTAGAATCAAAAGAAAAAGAAAATACAAAGGGCGAGAAAGAACCGATAAGGTTTAGTGAAAACGTGATTAGATACAAGCAAGACGGTAACGCTATAACAAGTGGGGACTTAGAAATCGAGAAATACAAAGGCATAAAGAATTTTTACGTTGCAACTAAACCGCAATACGATGATTACTACCTTTATGTTGTCAAGTTAGAACACGAAGGCAAGAAGGCATTTGTCGAGCTTGGAACCTATAAAGAAAAAGAAATCGAAAAAATGTTAGACAGAAAATTAATTGATTTTGCTATAAAAGATAAAATCAAACAAATAACTGACAAAGAAAGGATAAGACACATAAGCAGTCTTGATATCGAAACAGCTAAACAGTTAGGCACATACACAGAAGAACTTTCAAAAATTAGAGCAGATTATATTGCAGGGCAAAAATTGAGAATAGAAAAACATAATCAAGCCCAAGAAGAAAAGAAACAAGTGTCCCAAGTTCAAGAACAAGAGAAAAAGGAAGCAATAATTGAAAACTATATGGGATATTTGGACGGCAAAAATGCGATGGCGCGTGGCAAAATAATTGCTGATTTAGATAAGGTTATTGATTTAAAGTTGAAGGACGGGAGCAGGCAAAATACGAAACTTGGGGACGCTGTCAAATTTTTACTGTCACGAGGAAGTATACCCGAAACAACAGAAGTTCCAAAATATGATTACGACAGAAAAAAATACAACCGTATGGACTACGAACAGCAAAAAGAATACGAAAAAAAATCAAAAGAGAAGAAAACGCAATATACAATTGGCGGTTATGTATTAGGTAAAACAGCCTATGATTACGCAGATTACCTGTATAAAAACAACAAGATTAAAGCAGAAAAAAGTAACGGAGAAACAATTATGAAAGGCGTGGACAAACAAGTTGAAGATGTATTAAACTTATTCAAAGGTCGGAAAAACAACTTTTATGATTACGGCAGAACACTATTTGACGATTCTGAATATCATCCCGATTTATTTACCGGTCAAACAAACGAAAGAGGCGAACAACTTTTACCAAGCAAGGTGAACCCGACGGTAAGACGTTACCAAAAAGTTAGCGAAAAGTTGCCAAGTATGGAAGAGATGATTGGGAAAATGGAACAACAATATCAAGCAGGAGATGTCAACAAAGAAAGATTTGATAATACAATTAAAATATATGCGGAAAGAGAACAAGCACTTAAAGAAGCACGCAAGTTCTTAGAAAAAAAGATAGACATGGAAACAGAAAAGCAGAAAGACGCAGAAGAAAAACAAATAGACTTTGCGGAAGAGATAATAGAAACATTAGAGTCGACGGATACGAATAAAGTTAAAAAATATTTTAATGCATCTGAGATGACAGAAAAATTGAGTGCTATTAAACCTGTAATAATAAAAAAACCTTTTGGCGATTTTGAATTTAAAATATCGCCGGAGAAAACAATAAAACAATTAATCAGTTCTGACGCTATTTGGTTTGATGTTACATTCGGCGAAAATACTTTTACTGTCAAACAAGATAGTTTCAAAAGACTAAGAGAAAAGGGTATGGGATTTGAACCATCAAGCGAAGCAATGATTAAAGCAATACAGAAAGTAGCAAAAACCAAGAGTAAAGACATTATGATACTAATAGGTAATGAAGAATGGCAAAACATTAAGAACCGAATTGATACAGTAAAGGGTCTATTAATTAGTTATCGTCCCTCAAAAAAGCACGAAGATAAATTAATTCTAAATAACGGTTACGTGATAACCTTAGATGAGGAGAAAACAAAATTAGTTGGTCAACCAATAATGAAAATGGATTTTAAAGGCATAGAAGATTTTGCAGACTTTGGTGCTTTTTATAAAATCAATAATAATATATATGGATTTAAGCCAACAATGAGCATAGGAAGCTATTTATACGACAATCCTCATTCCGACGTGATGATAAGCAGGTACGAATACCTTGAAATAGAAGATATGTACAACAAGGGTAATAGGTTATTGAAACAAGCCCGGTATAGTAAGCCAAACAACACGGAAACTAATGCACTAACAGATAAAATTAAACTAATAAGAGGTTTCGGCGAATTAGAAATATCTATCGACAAAGAAACGACAAACGAAAAGAGACGTTCGGCACAGGAGCATCCGGGAAACAAAGATAGTGCCTATTTGTCAATTGTATACAAAGGTGAGCAATTTTACACAAGTTCAATAAATCTGCTTGGAGAGTATTGGGACGGTTCGCTTGTCTTGAGAGACACAGGGGAAGGCGAGAAATTTTCATTAGTTGCAAAAATAAGTAGTGATTTGGGGATTAAATTAACAGCATTGAAACTGACAGAATCAGAAGCGTTACAAATTAGAGGCATGGTTGATTATGGCACGGTAAATTATCCTAAATCAAAAAATCATGGGCGATATTACCAAGACGGTGGGATAAAAGAAATATTTGGTTCTGATAGTGCCGACAATTACTTACCGAGAGGGGAAAATAATGATGAATAGGTTTAAAGTGATAATAGAAACAATAAGAAATAGGCGGAGTTGTAAATGAATATATTTAATTTTTTTAGCAAAGCAGTTCGCTTTAAAAACTTTAGACCGAATCCAAACGAATTTTCAAGTTTGTTTGGAGAAAAGGATTTTGTTCCCAGAGTTGAGACAGCCCCAATAGATGGGGAAATCAGAGAGTTCAATAATAATCCCGACGACAAAAGGCGGTACGAAGCATTAAGAACGAGATGGGTCGATGCCGACAAAAAGGAAAAGAAACAACTTCCCTATACGAAGAAAAAAGACAATTCGCAGCCCGAAGATTATGCGGGGGAGCTGTTCGGACAGAAAGCCGAAGAAGAAAAGAAGAAAGAGACGGCAACTCAAGTCACACCGCCGATTCCACAGAAACAAAAAGAGAAAAAAAATAATAGCGATGATTTTTTTGGCGGATTGTTCGGGCAAGAAGAAAAGCCGAAAACCGAAGAAAAAAATACTCCTGCTGTTAAAGAGGAAGTTAAAAAAGAAACGAGCGAAGAAAAAGGCGATGTAAAACAGGAAGATAGCATTGAACAACAGCCAAAGGTTAAATTCGCAACTCGATATCCAAAAAGAGATGTTGGGAAAAAGCAATTTTATACGGTTAAGTTAGACAACGGGAAGGAATGGGAAGGATTGGCAACCGATGTAGCCGAAGCTAAAAAAATGGCTATTGAAAGCGTAACCGGCAAAAAACAAGAACCGAAACAAGAACCGAAAGTAGCTCAAGAAGAAGTTAAAAAAGAAGTGAACCCAAGCAAAACAGAACCAATGAATAACTCCGGCGGAGAACTAAAAGTTGGAACCGAAATTGAATTTAGAGGACTGATAAGCAAAAATACAGCGATTTACGCAATAAAAGGATTTAAAGAAGATGGGACGGTTGACTTGGTCAACAAAGAAATAGGAGTCGTTATAAACGAGCCAATGTCAAAAGTAGAAAAACTATATAAAGAGCAATCAAATAAAAACGAAGGGAGCGAAGATGAAACGATAGCAGGAAAATTTGCCATGAATTTTAGTTCGGCTTCTGAGAGAATTAAATTTATGTCCGCGTATGAATCGTTTAAAAGATCGAAATCTAAATTAAATGCATATGGAATAGATATCAACAAAGAAGAAAACAGTTCAGTTGTAAAAGAAATAGACGAATCCGCTAACAAACTATTAAGCCTTGTGCCCAATCTTCACGTTGGCGATATAAAGATTATTGAAGGCATTACATACAGACTAAACGAAAACCATAGATGGGAGCGTGTTAACAAAGACTTGACAAATAGCGAGAATAATACTAAATTGCAGGAGACAAAACAGGAGATTAATAATGCAACAGACGGAACAGAAGGAACTGACACTATTAGTGGACAGGATAATACAAGGGGAACAACTGTTGGAGACGACACCATACGAGATGGTAGTGGAGAGACAACAGATATTGGACGTGCTGAGGAAGGATTACACGAACATCCAGACAGCACTCAGGGATATAGCAATCTTACTGAAGTACGACGAGAAGATGGAGAACTGGGACGACAGCAAGCCGTTAGAGGAACTGATGAAGATACTGCCGGGAATAGAGCAGACGAATTGGTGGGAGAAGCAGATGGTGAAACTGATGGTCGGTTAGAAAATTACGATCTCCGCACGGCAAAGCCAATTATTCTAAAACCGAGCGAAAGAAGATCCTTCAATAAAGAAGCGAAAGAAATAATTGCAAGCGGTAAAAAACCGGAAGAGTTGACTGAAAACGAGAAATACATTTTAAGTTTGTATACAGGGGAAGGTGGTTTATCAAGCGGCACAAAGGAAGCACTTAACCAACATTATACTTCATATCCTGTAATTAAGGCTATATTCGGAGCAATCAAGAACGCAGGGTATAAATTCAAAACGGCACTTGAACCTGCGGTCGGATCGGGTAATTTCATAGGAATATCTCCCGAAGCAGATTGGACAGCCGTTGACATTGACGAAACAAATACAAAAGTAGCAGGTCTTTTATATCCGAAAGCAAAAGTATATAAAGCACCATACCAAGATTTTAATATCGGCGGTTACGATTTAGTAGTTTCAAACGTCCCCTTTTTAGAAAGATTACCCGGACAGAAATACGCATTGCACGATTTTTATTTCTTACACTCCTTAGACTTAGTTGAAGAAGACGGCTTAGTTGCTTTTGTCACTTCAAAAGGTACAATGGATAAAGCAAGTAGCAAGGTAAGAGAAGAAATAGTTGCCAAAGGCGACGTATTGGCTTGTTACAGATTGCCAAGCACAACTTTTGAAGGGAATGCAAGCACGAGCGTAATAACCGATTTAATTATATTACAGAAAAGACCGGCAAGCGTATCGGCGGAAGAGAGTAAAAACAAAGCTAATAACGATTTATTTATTAATTCAGATGAAACAGACGATGGCATCCGAATGAATAATTACTATCAAGAGAAACCACAAAATCTGTTAGGGGACTTAGAAGTAGGGGTAAGCAAACTTTATGGTGGCAAAGACTACACCTTAACAGGGGAAGCAGACTTAAGTAAAATTAAGTTTGATTATGAGCCATATAACAAAGGAGAAAAGAAACCAAAACAGGTGAAACCTGTTGTTACCGAAACGCAAACTATTGAAAAATTGACAAAAGATAATGTAAAATTTAGAACATCAAAAGATTCTAATTTCAAAGATAACAGCTATTACGATAAAGTAGAGGGAAAACTATACGAGCTTGACAAAGAAATAGTTACAGACGATACTTCCTTAAAGATAAAGACATTCAAAGAAGTTTCCAATAGCAATCTGTCATTGAAAACGACAATGCTTAATAAATTGCAAAGCATTGCAGACAACAAACAGGCAGGGGAACGTATTGACCAAGAAGAAGTTGAAAAAATAATTGAGGATTATAAAACTAACTTTGACGGAGTACATCCGCTAAAAGATAAAGAACTTATCGACCATTATCAAAGCCAAAATTCTTATTCTTCATTACAAACTTTAGGGACATTGTTTGATAAAGATTTTAAACCTGCCGAAGTATTTCTTACACAAACAAAGTATAAGGACAGCGGTAAAATACAAGCAACTAAAGACAGTCCTTTATTAGACAGAGCCGTAGCACAACAAGATATGCAAGGGATAATAACATTTAAGAAGAGCAACGAGAGAGCAGAGAAAAACCTAAATGTAGGTGACACAAAAACAGTAAACGGAGTAGTATATCAACTTAACGAAAACCACCGTTGGGAAAGAGTAGACGGAGTTAAAGAATCCGAAATACGGGAATTGCTTGCAAACGGCTATTCCTTGTTAGATGAGGAGACTGTGCAAAACGATATCCTGTATTTTAGTGGGAATATTGCCGAGAAGATTGAAAACGCACAGTCAATGGCTGACCGGTCGGAAGATGAACAGACTAAAAGCATTTTAGAAAGCCAAATATCAAGACTTAAAGCAATTCTGCCACCTAAAGTAGATATTACGAAGAAAAGATTCAAAGGCAATGAATCGATATTGACAGAGTTTTGGAAAGATTTTGGGATTAGCAAGAATGCGGACGGTGATTTCGAAGTAAGTAGAAGTAATGAGTTCCCTCTTGATACCGACGAAGAGCAAATGCTTGGGAAGTATTTGTCAGGGAAAAGATACGTCCCGACAACAATAACACGGAATAAAGAGACGATACCAATAGATCCCGAAGATATAAAAAGAATGTTAATTTCCGCAAACAGGAAAATAGGGGAATGGCGAGATTATATCCAAGATAAAATAGCAACCGATGAAACGTTAAGAAACAAATTGGAAGAGCAGTATAACGCTAAATTTAATTCGTATGTACGTCCGGATTACTTAAAGATCGCAGATACGATGTTAAAACCGTATTTAGATGAACTGCCTGCCGAGTTAAACGGAAAACCTTTTGCTTTAAGACAGAACCAAGTTAATTGGGTATGTAAAGCACTCACAGAAGGGAAAGGTATTAACTCGCACGATGTTGGCGGTGGAAAAACTAAAACAGCGATAGTACTTGCAAGAGTTCTAAAAGCTAAGGGAATCGCAAATAAGCCTGTATTCGTAGTACCGGCAAAGACGATAAAAAATTGGGAGCGTGAAATCCTTGAGATGTATCCGAATGCAAAGATAATAAATTTAGGGAACTTGCCAAAAGACGTGCGAAATGAAAAACTGTTAGAAGTTGCAAATCAAAACGCAGATTATGTGCTTATTACCCAAGAGGGATTTGGGAAGATAAGTTTGCCGGACGCAGTTGAAGGGGAATACTTCGAAGAAATGTTAGCAGAAACACAAGGGGATGATTCGATTACCGGCAGGCAGAAAGCAATCAAAGGGGAAAAAGAAGCAAACCTAAAAGCAATTATTGAAAGTAACAGCAACGCTAAGGATTCTAATATAAGTTTAGATAAACTTGGATTCGATTGCATTATTGCCGATGAAGCTCACGCATACAAGAACATAGGTTCAAACAAATCCGTTGCTAATAGTGGTGGCGGTATCCCTTTGACGATGAAGAAGAAAGAAATAAAAGACAAAGATGGGAAAGTGATAGAAGAAGAAAGTTCGATTAGTTCGGCGCGTTCTTACGATTTTCGATTTAAGGCAAGATTTATATCGGAGATGAACAACGATAAAAACGTTTTCTTACTTACGGCGACACCGACAGATAATAAAGTAATTGAACTATATAACATGATTAGGCACGTTGATGGCGGTGCATTGGCTAATGATTACGGAATATATTCAGATAAAGATTTTTTCAACACTTTTTTTGAGACAGAACAAATTCAAAACGAGTTAAAGATAGGCAAGAATAAAAATGCCGTAATTATAACCAAAGTGAAAGATGCAACCACGTTGAGAAAGATAACCGATAGGTTTATTGATAAAATTGCAATGGCTGATATGCCGTGGATCAAAGTGCCGGACACAGTCACAAAAATGCACCTTATAGAACCGAGCGTAGGCTTACAACAAGTTTCGGAAGATGTGAAGAACAGAATGAATAGTATGAAGGGAAAAAAAGAGAAAGGAGACGACACAACTATTGCCGTATACCAAACATTTCGAGCCGCGAGCGTAAACGAAACCTTATATTCGGGAGAACACGCAGGATTGGTAATCCCCGACAGAACGCACGATGTCAAGACTGACAAAATTGAGAAATGTATTAGTTTAGTAACTAAGGCTTATAGCAAAAACAAAAATGCGGGACAAATTATATTTCTTGATGCCGCAGGGCATAAAGCACTTAGTGTAAATATGCACAAACAAATAAAACAAGAACTTATTAAAAAAGGATATAAAGAAAGCGAAATAGCTATAATATCGGGACAGGAAACAACCAATCCCGTAACAGGAAGAGAGATAAAAGCAACAGGAGCGAAGCTAAACGAATTAAAGCAAAATATTGCCGATGCATATAATGCGGGACAAATTAAAGTAGTTATTGGAACGACAGCAAGCGCCGGTGAAGGAATGAACTTGCAAAAGACTACAACCGATATTTATCATTTAGACATCCCATATAAACCCGGTGCAATTCAACAGCGAAACGGAAGAGGTGTAAGGTTTGGGAATGTTAACGACAAGGTTAACGTGCATTTCTTCTTTGCGGAAAATACTTTTGACCGGTTAAGCTACGATATTGTAAAAGGGAAAAAAGGCTGGAACGATGCTATTTGGTCAAAAGAAATAGAGGACGAAATAGACACAAGGGAAGAAATGATGGAAGGGGGTATTCCGACCGAAAGCGAAATTAAAATACAACTCGCAAAAGATCCTGCGGAAAAATATCAATTAATCGTTACGCAGAAACAAGACAAGTTAATTGAAAAATTCAACAACAGCAAAAGCGAAGTTGGTAGAATTGGGAAATATTTGCAATCCGCAAGAGACTCGATGGAAAACCTGGAAAGTTCTATTAAAAGAGGCGAAAAACAAATTGCGGAAGATAAAAATAGAGCAGAATTTTTTGGCAACAAAAACTCTTACAGGTACGATAAGGATTATGCGGAAGAATATAAAAGTAAAGTAAAAAAAAATACGGAAATCGTAAAAGGGTGGAAGTCACGTTATGCCACGAAAGAGAAACAAATTAGCAGGTATACCGAAGAATTAAGCCAAGCAAAGTTAAATGCGGAAAGTACTGAAAAAGAAGTAAAAGACTTTGTAAAAAGATATATGGGAAGCGATAACGTTGATATGTTAGTAAGGAATATAAACATACCGAAAGAAGAAACGAACGCTTATGTTAAAGATTACCAATTAAAAGAAGTCGAAAGAAAACAAGCAATGTTAAAGGACGATGAGGGCGATGAGGACGATGGTTTCGAAAAATCAATTAAGATTTTTGGGAAGAGATTTTATTTAAGCGTAAATAAATCAAAAAAACAGGATAGAAATAAAAATACCATAACGATATTTAATAAAAGTATTAAATTTTTTGTAAGGTAAAATATGAGCCTAAAAATAATACAAGAAGATTTCCCCCTTGTTATGGGCACGTATCGGACTGAATTAAAATATTATCAATCTCGCTTATGCAGTTGCGTAGGCGAGAATAACGGAGTGCCAAAAATAGGTTGTGGGTGCAATCAAGGCTTTTACTACAAACAACCAACAATTATTCAAGGTGTAAAGACTAATATTAGTAGCAAATACATTAAAACATCGCAAGGTCGTATCTTTGATGGCGGGGCACAAATATCAATACCTAAGTACTACGATAAAGTTGAGCAGGAAGCACATACAACGCTTTCACACGGCGATATCATTGTTGATCCAAGCAAGAACAGAAGAGATACCGATATCCTTATTAAAGGGACAAGAGACTTTATATTTGCTTTTGACGTTTCAAAGGTAATAAGTGTATATGCAAAAAACACAGAATATTTGCAAGGAATAGATTTTAACATCCAACAAGTTGATTCGGCTGCGGGAAAATTATCTCATATCGTTTGGGAAGACGAGGCAAGTATAACCGAAGGAGAGTATTACACGGTTGAATTTATATGTAACGAACAATATAAAGTTTGGGAAGACGCAGGGACAAGGAGAGGAACATCAGACGATAACTTGCCAAGAAAGGTAGTTTGTGTTGTACGTAGATATACGGCAACAGCCGAAGAGAGCAATCCAATTGACAACGTAAATATTAACGAGGAATTCTAAAATGGACATTTTAATTTTTGGTAAATCTGTCAGAATGAAAAGATATAATCCCGGAGCGGAAATGCATTCAAGTTTATTCGGAGATAATGATTACGTCCCGAAACTTAACTTTAGCGAAGCGCCTATTGACGGACAAGTTAAAATGTTCAATAATAATCCCGACGATTTAAGAAAGTTTAACGAGCAAAATAGCCGATGGGTTGATGCCGATATAAAGGAAGAGAACAAAAAGACAGAAGTGTTAAAAAAGAAAAAACCACAGAACAAGATAAACGAAGATGATTTTGTGGGAGGTCTTGACTTCACGGAGACATCAAAAGAAAAGGAACAACCCAAAGAAGAGAGTAAAATTGAAGAAGTAGACAATGAAGTTCCGGAAACAGAAAAAGAAAAAGAGGACTACGAAAATTTATCTATTGAAGAAAAAATCAAGCGTGCTTTAGACGAAAAGCAATCGAATAGACAATACAAAGACCATAACGAGCGAGTAGGCGGAAGTAAAAAAGAATTGGCAACATTACGGAAAATATCTGCCGAGAAAATCTTAGAACAAGACAGCGCAACACAATTTAAGATGATAACTAAGGAAAAAGTAATCCCCGAATTCGATTTAGAAGAAAGGAAAAAAGCAGGAGATAGCGCGGGTCTTGTTTATTTAAAATTACAACTACGATCCGCTTTAACAAAGAAACCCGAAAATAGCGACAACGCAAGAAGGCTATACGTACAAACAGTACCGAAACTTATTGAACTTATAGACAACGCAAAAAGTTATGAGGAAATTAAACAATACGGTGGATTTATTACGCCCGGGACACCACATTGGGGAAAGAAAAAGGAATATTACATCCACGCTGACGATACAAAGACAGACGCAAAGGACGTTTACGGGAAAAGATTCTTAGGGCTATTAGGCGCGGTTTACGAATATAGAACTGATTCACATAATTGGGCTTGGTACAATGCAAAGTATAAATACGACCCGTATACAACCGAAGATAAAGAGAAGGAATATTACGAAGCAAAAGAAGAACACGAGAGGTTTATTAAAGGGATAGGCAAGTCTCCTCAAAACAATGTTATACATTATCTTAGAGGTGCTAAAATAGATGAATTAAACGATTTATTAGGTTTGAAAGAAAAAAGATATGGCTTCGGAAGAGAAGATATTGAAAAAATAAGAGATAAACAGCCACCGTCCGAACGTGAATGGCAAGTTTATATGCGAAAAGTAAACGAAGAATACGAAGATTTATTAAGGACAACCGAAAGAGAATATCCCGATAAATATTTTGAACTTATTGACAAGTTGGCATCGAAATACTACACAGATGGCTATAAACTTGGAACGTTAGAAGAATATATGAACAACACAACCGGAAAAAAACTAAGACCGGACGGAGATTGGAGTTTTATCGAAGGAGGCGAAAAGAAACACGACAACCAAGAAGAGAAGAAGGAAGAAGAGAAAAAAGAAGAAGAGTCTGCGGAGAAGAAATCAATTGAGACAACATTAGCACCGCCGGAAATGGTAATTCATAAAAGAGAACCTTTGACTGTCATGCAAAGAACTAATTCAAGAGCAGTAACGGAAGAAGAAATAAGACCCGAAGCATTGGAGACATTGTTTAATTTTAAATCCGTGCAATTAGGTCATTACGTTAAGGACGGCGAGGCAAAAGTACATATTAGACGGTTTATCGGTTCAATGAAAGACCTTGAAGACTGTCTTGAAATTGACATTGCTCAAATCAATAAAGCCGGTGGATTAAGTATTGCTTTTGGTGCGAGAGGATCGGGGAGCGCACTTGCACACTATGAACCGATGAGTAAAATAATCAATTTAACGAAATCAAGAGGCGATGGGTCAGTCGCACACGAATGGGCACATTTCTTAGACAACTTTTTATCGGGAGGTGCAGGTTTCGCTACGGAAGGCAAAGCTCAAAATAGCGTTATTAGTTCGGCAATGAATGAAGTTATGAACGAAATTAACAGACAAGAAGGCAACTCTTGGAGTGAAGAGTATTTAGTACAACCGGAAATACAGTGGAAATACTTCCCTGCAATAAAAAGAATATACGAAGATAAGGATTTGACCGCCGAAGAAAAATTCTCGGAAAGCGTCGAATATTGTAATAGACATCTTCATAATCCTAAAAATTTGAAGATTGGGATGCATCAGATAGCAAACTTGGAAGGCAAAGCAGTACGTATAAAGATAAAATCGGACAAGACAAGGTATTTGCGAAATGCCGAAGTACTGGGGAAAAAGTATTGGGCTAATCCAAAAGAATTATTCGCACGAGCTTTTGAGTCTTACGTACAAGATAAACTTGAAGAAAAAGGTATGTATAGTAATTATCTTGTAGCCAACAATAAAACTAAAGCGAAAGCGGAAGCGGAAGAAATAGAAAACGATAAAAAGTTTTGGGCATATCCGCAAGGTAAAGAGCGCGTGGCTATTAACGAAGCTATTGATGACCTGCTAATGATGATTAAACGAGAGTATCATTTTGATAGGAAACCGGCAGAAGAACAAAGAATAAATGAAACGGTTAATCTTGATGATGATGTTAAAAAATCGGTTTATGAAAGACTAAACTTGTTGATTAAATCTTTAGCAAGACCAAAACCGTATGATGGACAAGTTAAAATGTTTGGAACTAAAGACCAAAGACGTTATGATGCGAGAAAAGCAAGATGGGTTGATAACGATAGCTATGAAAGAGACAGAAAAATAAGAGAAGAAGACTTTGCAGGGAAATTGTTTGCAAATGAACCGGTATCAACACCAACAGGCAGTAGCAAAACAACTAAAATAGAAGAACAGAAAACCAAAGAATATGATTTTACAGGTGGTTTGTTTAGCAATAACGAGCAGAAACCAAAAGAAACAACAAAGAATATTCCGCAGACAGAGACGGAAGAGTTTAAGAAGTGGTTCGGAAATAGTAAAGTTGTTGACAAAAACGGAAAACCGTTAAAGGTATTTCACGGAACAGGTGTCGGCGATTTTAGTGCATTTAATCCGAGACAGGGTTCTAATGGAAGAATAGCAAAACAACAAATGGACTTTGGTTCGCATTTTACTCCTGTAGCCGAAGAGGCTAATCAATACACAGGCACTAAAGCGAATGCAAGAGTGTATCCTGCTTATCTAAAAATAGAAAAACCGCTTGACCTAACAAAAGCATATTGGGAAGGCGACAAAGATTTTGATAGCATTTTGCAATTTGCGAAAGATATATTTGGGAAAAGGAAAGAACTTAATATGGTTATTGATTATCACGATAAGTACGGGAAAAAGACTGATAGACCACAGCTTGTTGTTTTTAGCACTCATGTAATGGATAGTCTACAACCGGAAACGTTACGACAGTCAATTATGGAAAGATTCGACGGTGTAATATATCAACCATATATACCCACCGGAAATAAAAATTATTCAACACAACAAAGCAAATCTTATATAGTCTTTAATCCTAATCAAATAAAATCCGCAACCGGGAACAATGGCAATTTTGATATAAATAGTGACGACATTACAAAATCGATTAATCCGAAAGACTATACACAATCTCTTTTTAGCGATGACGGCATTGCAACAAGCCCAAGAGAAGGAGAAACAAAGCAAGGGAAAGGCGGAACACTTAAGTTATCTAAGAATCAGTCCGGGAAAGGTGCGCATTGGAGATTGACTGTCAAAAAAGAAGGTCAAAAGAAAGATACTCCAAAAGAAACAACAAGAACTGAAGAAGGACAACCAATCCCGCAACAAGTTGCTTTTAAGAGGCTAGACAAAAATCCGCTTGCAAGGGGTGTTATT